TGGGACAACTATCTCCAGAGGTAAACAAAAGAGATGGTAAATATGTCGAGGGCGCAGAACCTGGCAAAATAATCAATACGGTTACAAATGAATTGTATGACAGCTTAAATGTTGTACCATGTCACTATAAAAGGCAGTATATAGAGTGGCAAGACAGAGGCACTAGTAGTGGTGCACCTGTTGCAATTCATGAGGCAGATAGTGATATCGTTAGTCAGACCACTAGAGGTAAGGACTATAAAGATAGACTACCAAATGGTAATTATCTTGATAACACAGCTAATCATTTTGTATTGGTGCTCGGCGATAACCCAACAACAGCGTTGATATCTATGAAATCTACTCAACTAAAAGTGAGCAGAAAATGGAACTCAATGATGATGGGTATCAAAATGCAGGGTAAAAATGGATTGTTTACTCCGCCAACATACAGCCACATTTATAAACTATCAACCGTTCAAATGTCTAACGACAAAGGAACATGGTTTGGTTGGGATATAAGTAAAGTAGGTCCTGTCGAAAATAAAGATATGTACGACATGGCTAAAAACTTTGCGACAAGTGTAGGTAAGGGTGAGATCCAAGCTAAACACGGCTCAGAAGAAAACGAGTCTAAGCAACCATACTAGAATCCTAGGTAGTGGGCGTTGAAGCTAGCGTGGAGACGCCCGCTTTTATTATATGATAGAGAAGTTTAAAAAAATCTTTGATGGATTAGAGGAGAGATTTGGTTATCATCAACTAGACACAAGTAATAATGATGGTAAAAAATCTGGAGTATCTTTTACTTCATCATACGCACATACAGATGAAATGTGGAAAGCACATCTCGAAGGTAAAAAATTTGAAGTTAAAACAAAAAATAAAACTATTCTTGCGGATAGTTTAGGTTTATGCCCAATAAAAAGTGACAGCACTTGTAAGTGGGGTGCAATAGATTTAGATGAATATAAGCCTGACGTAAAAGAATTATTTAAAAAAATAAAAAGTATAAATGTTCCATTTGTTCCTTTCAAGTCTAAAAGTGGTGGAATACACATCTACATATTTTTAACAGAACCTGTGCCAGCGTTATTATTACGTGAAAAATTACATACAATAAAAAATATTTTTGGTGATTGTAAACCAGATAAAATTTTTCCTGTTCAAAAGTATTTAAACATAGAAAAAGGGTCTGCAGGTAGTTGGATTAATTTACCTTACCACGATGCAAAAAATACTCAGCGATATATGATAAAGGAGGATGGCAGTCCTGCCACTCTCGAAGAGTTCTTTGAACACTACGAAAGAAATAAAGTAACTCCCTCGCAACTAAAAAAATTAAAATCAAACATAGATGAAGGTGACTCAGGAGATTGGTTTCAAGATGGACCACCATGTATGCAAGCTTTAGCTAAATTTGGGGTGCCAAAAAGTCAACGTAATGAAGTTTTATTAGACATGACTAAATATATAAAATCAAGATATCCAGATGAGTGGAAAGATAAAACACTAGAATACAATAAAAAATTTTTTGAACCAATTGGTAGAGGTATGAGTTTTAGTGAGGTCAGTAACGTAATTGGATCTAGAGAAAAAAAAGATTACAAATATAGGTGTGATCAAGATTGGTTGAAAACTTATTGTAACAGAGAGGAGTGTGTAAAAAGAAAATTAGGTATAGGTGGTGGCATAGATAATGAATTAGTTTTAGGTCCTTTGTCTTTTGTGACCTCTAGTCCAAAGATATGGTATCTAGGTTTTAATGGTGATGAAGTAAAATTATCCTCAAAAGAATTAGTAAAACAAGATTTAGCAAGAGAGGCAGCGACAGAACAAAGTGGTAAGACTCCACCTAAAATAAAAAATTGGGATATGCAAATTAGAGCACTGCAACAAAAAGCTACGCCAATAGATGCACCAGAAGAAAGTTTGCCTGATTTTAAATTAAAATCTTATCTTGAAGATTTTTGTTTTAATCTTCGAGTTACAAAAGATAGAAAACAAATTTTAATGGGTAGGCCATTTGCTGATGGTCAGGGAAAAAGAAGATTTATGTTTAATGGTTTTTTCAAACACTTGCAATTAGAAGAGTGGAAAGTTTCAAGTGATGATACACATCAAATGATACAAAGGTTAAAGGGCATTAGTCGAGAAAAATTTCATATTAAAGAGGGTGTAAAAAAATGGGTCTACGTTGTAGACGAAAGTGTTTTTGATAGAGAACCAGAAGTAGAACAAGACACATTAAATTTTAAAATAAACAATGAGGAAACACATGACTATTAAAATCGATCGGTTTTATAGAAAAAGATATAAAATTTTAGGTGGCCCTGGCTGTGGTAAAACCACTGAAATATTAAAAATGTTAAAAAAATATTTCGAGGGTGGTTTGCATTTTGACCAAGCTTTAATGATTGGTTTTGCTAAAGCCACTGTAGAAAATTTAAAAGATCGTGCGCAAAATGACAAAACATTATCTTTGTTTTTTACTGAGAAACAAGCAGAATCTATAAAAACTATTCATAAATTTTGTAAAGATCATTTACCTGGGTATGAAATTTTTAATGAAAGTGCAAAAGCAATGTTTAAAAAACAAATAAAAACTGACCCAGACAACTGGCCAAAACTAGCAGATGCTGACTACGATGGTGGTGATCCAGTTGCAGCTGGTTGGAATGAAGAACATGATTTAAAATTTGGTGCTATTATGAATCTTATTGGTTTATCAAAACATTCTTTGGGTTTTGAAAAAGCTGTAAAAGTAGGAGATAGATACAAAATAATTAAAAATCCTTTAGAAAGAATTTATCATTTCTATGATGAAGACCCAGATTATTTACGAGTAAGATTTAAAAGACCAGAGATAAGTTATGTTTATCACAACTTTAAAAACTTTAAAGATTATTATCGTATGATTGACTTTGACGATATGTTAGAAAAAGCTTTAGCTAAAAATATAGAATTTAAACCATATAAGTTGGTGTTGGTAGACGAGTCTCAAGACTTATCTAAACTAGAATGGCAAATCATATCTAAGATTGCAAAAAACACAGAAGAACTTGTTTTAGTAGGAGATGATGATCAATCTATTTATGGTTGGAAAGGATCTGATACAAGAATATTTCAAAAGTGGCCTTGTAAAAAAGAATGTAAACGTTCATTACCAAAATCCCATAGGTTACCACCACCTGTTTACAATGTTGTTATGAAAATACAAAGTCAAATTCAAAAAAGACTTGGCACGGAGTTTGAGTGTGACCCATCTAAGAAAGGTAGTTTTAGATTTATAGATACCTTAAAAGAATTAAATGGTAATATTAATTCTAAAACCGATATGATAATGTGTGCAAGAACAAATCATCTTGCACTTAATTTTAAAAGATACTTGATAGATAGAGGAATTATTTTTAAACAAAAAAGTTTTGGGTCTGACAAAGGCACAACTTTTAAAAGTTTGTTTGAGGAAGAAAAAAGAAAAATATTAATACAGGCTTGGGATACACTAAGAAATGGTGGTCAAGTCAAAGCCTCAGTATACATTGACATAGTTAAGAAATCTTTACCAGGAATGATAGTTTATGGTAAAAAAGGAGCTTTAGAAAATGGTGATACACAACCACCTGAGTTACAAGATCCTGATCTTTATTTAAGTTTAGAGGATTTACAAAATAAATATTATTTTAAAGGCAGTAAAGATCTACAGTGGTACGAAGTATTAAAGTTTACCACTAATAGCACCCTATTTACAGATAATGAACATTTTAATTTATATCTAAGAGATTGTTGGGAACAAGATCCGAATCTAGAAAGCAATATAAAAGTAGCTGCTATTCATTCTGTTAAAGGTATGGAAGCAGATATAGTGATATTGGACTCTAACTGGGGTCCTAATTCAATTAAATCATATAACAGTGGAGATAGAAGAAAGGAGGACGAGGAAACTAGAGTTGCATATGTTGGAACATCAAGGCCAAGAGAGCATTTGATAATTTACGAGCATGGTATGAAAATTAAAAATAGATTTCCTCTACTAACACATGAGTTCTTACAAGAATAAAAAAAACGTTTGGGATAAACAGCATGGTGGGAGTCACTATCAAAAGTATGTTATTCAGCCAAGTAAGTTTGTGGTTGAGAACAAGTTGCTATACCCGGAAGGATGTGCTATTAAATATATAATAAGACATCAAGATAAAAATGGGAAAGAAGATTTGTTGAAAGCAATACATTTTATAGAGATGATTATAGAGAGGGATTACAAATGATTCAGAAACCTTTATTTGGTAAAGTTCAAAGTGAGTGGGTTCAACCCGATCATTTTCCAGATTTATCTAAGTATGATGAGATATCGATTGATTTAGAAACAAAAGATCCAGACTTAAAAACTAAAGGATCATCTTCAACAAGAGGTGTAGGTGATGTAGTTGGTATAGCCATTGCAGTCAAAGATTGGGCAGGATATTATCCTATCGCTCATGAAGCAGGGCCTAACATGAATAGGAAACAAGTTCTTAATTGGTTTAGCGATGTATTAAAAACAGATTCTTTAAAAATATTTCATAACGCCATATACGATGTGCTCTGGATTCACAGACTAGGACTCACGGTCCACGGAACAGTTGTTGATACAATGGTAATAGCATCTTTAGTTGATGAGAATAGATTTAGATATGATCTTAATTCTGTTGCAACCGATTATGTAGGCATTGGTAAGAATGAAAATGCGTTACAAGAAGCTGCAAAAGAATGGGGTGTTGATCCTAAATCTGAGATGTATAAATTACCTGCTATGTATGTTGGTGAGTATGCAGAACGAGATGCAGAAATTACTTTATCTCTTTGGCAAGAATTTAAAAAAGAAATAAACTCACAAGATTTACATGCAATCGTAGAGCTAGAACAAAAAGTATTTCCATGTTTATTAGAAATGAAATTAAAAGGAGTTAGAATAGATGAAGAGCAACTAGCAAGAGTTGAAAGCACTTTACAAAAAAACTATGACAAGTACATGAAGAGAGTAAAAGAGGATTCAGGTTTATATCCAGAAATATGGGCTGCAGCTAGTATTGAAAAAGTTTGTCAGGTTAGAAACATCACCGATTTTGATAGAACACCAAAAACAGGGAAACCTTCGTTTACAAAAAATTATTTAAAAAATCATAAGGACCCGGTGTTACGAGCTATTAATAGTGCAAGAGAGGCAGACAAATTAAAAAATACTTTTTTAGATTCTATTAAAAATTTTGTACATAATGGTAGAATACATGCAGACATACATCAATTAAAAGGTGACTTTGGTGGAACTGTAACAGGTAGATTGTCATATTCTAATCCAAACCTACAACAAATACCTAATTACACAGATATAGGAATGGGAGTTAGATCTATATTTGTGCCCGAGAAAGGCCATAGATGG